CATCGGTGCCTTCCACTAGGCGGCGGAAGTCGGCGCGGGTGAAGATTTCGGCATTGATGCCAAGGCTTGCCAGTTGTTCACGCACCTGGCGGGCCTGGATGCCGGCCAGCTCGGCCTCCTCGTAGTAGTTCTGGGCGAAGCTCTGCGTCTTGTTGGCGAAGGCTTCTATGCCGCCGGCAAGGTCAATCAGGTGCTGGCGCGCATCACCGCTCAGGTTTGCCACGCGAGAGAACACGCCGCCAAACTCGTTGACGGTCAGTGCAAAGCGCTGCAGGCCGGCGGCCATGCTTTCCACGGCGGTCTGCACCTTGCTGTTGATTTCCTCAAGATAGCGGCCTACCGGGGCGAAGGCGTCGGCCAGCGTCAGCAGTTGCGACAAGCGCTGGCGGCCTTGCTCGTTGCTGACATCTGTGCCTTCGACAAGGCGCCGGAAGTCCGCTCGGCTGGAAACCTCCGTGTTGATGCCCATTCGGGCAAGCTGGTCCCGCACTTGGCGGGCCTGGATGCCGGCCAGCTCGGCCTCCTCGTAGTAGTTCTGGGCGAAGCTCTGCGTCTTGGCCACAAACGCTTCCATGCCGCCCGCGAAGCCGAGCAGCTGCTCACGCGCATTCACGCTGAGGTTGGCCACGCGGCTGAAGACCCCGCCGAACTCGTTGATGGCCTCGCTGAACTTTTGCAGGCCGGCCAGGCGCTGCAGGGTGTCTGAGATGGCTTCACCGGCCCGCTGGAAGGGCGCAAGCTGGCCTTGGAAGGTGGTGGCCAGGTCTGCGGCGTAGCGGCCGAACAGGGCCTGGATCTCGGCCTGGTCTTTGGTGGCGTCGCCCGTGAGCTTGACCTTGAACTGCGTGGTCACGCTGCTGAGCGCGTCGCCCGGCAGCTTCAGGGCCTGCGCCCAGGCGCGGGTGCTGTCCAGCACGCCCATGGCGCCGGCGTTCAGGGCGGCGGATGTGTCGTCGCCCAGGGCGCTGAAGTTGGTGCCTGACTTGTTCGAGCGGAACCAGCCGCCCTTCTGGAACCAGTCTTGAAACTGCTGGCCCGTGGCCGCGCCGCCGCTGAGGGAGCCCTGGATGCCGCTGTCGCGCATCTCCTTGGCCTTCATGCCGAAGGCGCGGTTGACCAGGCCGCCCACCACGCCCGCGATGGGCCCGATGCCGGGGATGGCCGAGGCGATGCCGGCGATGGTGTTGACGGCGCCGCCGGCGCTGTAGCCGCCTGACAGGGCCTTGCTGATGCCGTAGCCCATGAAGCCGTTGCCCAGCATGCCCAGGCCCGAGCCCACCATGCTGCCCAGGCCCGTGGGGCCGGCGATCATGTTGCCGCCGATGTTCTGCACCGCGGAAAGGCCCAGGCTCTGCCCCAGGCCGCTGTTGACCAGGTTGAGGCCCAGCATGTTGCCCAGCCCGCCATTGAGCAGGTTGGCGCCCGCGCTCAGCAGCGAGCCAAACCCGCCACCCGCACCCGCCGCGCCCGTGGCAGCAGACGCGGAGCCTGCAAACCCCATGGCACTGGTGAAGGCCCCGGCGATGGGGTTGACGATGGCCTGGATGACGGGCCGCAGCACCATGCTGCGAAACAGGCCCTTGATGTATTCCCAGGCCGACTTCCCGCCCTGCATCAGGGCGTCGGAGAGGGACTGGCCGATCTGGTCGGTGGTGCGGCGCCACTCGTCTTCAATCTTCCGGGTCTGCTCGATGCTGTCGCGCACGCTCTCGCGGCTGATGACGGATTCGCGGATCTTCTTGGCGTATTCGTCATAGGCATAGCTGCCCTTTTCCAGGCCGGCGCGCTCGAGCTCCAGCAGCGCGGCGCTCACTTCGCGCTCCACGTTGCTCATCTGCAGGGCCATGGTCTCGCGGTCGATGGCGTCCACGAGCTGCTGAGCCTTGGCCAGGTTGTCGTCAATGGCCTGCTCCGCGGCTTCATAGGCGGACACAGACTTCAGGCCCCGCGCGGCGGCCAGGTCCAGCTCGGCCTTGAGGCTGCGCTGCAGTTGCTCTTCCAGCTCGGTTTCGGCCTTTTCATAGGCCACCATGTTGGCCAGTTGGCGCTTGGCCTGGATGTCCAGCTCGGTCTGGCGGGCTTTGGAGGCCTGGAGGCCTGCATCCTCCGCAGCTTTGCGGCGGGCTTGCTCGCCGGCGATGTCGATGACGGACGGGGCCGGCACGGCGAAGGGCGGATTCACATCGTCGCCGCGGCCAGCGCCGGCGTTGCGGCGGCCCAGTGCTGCGTCCAGCGCGGTGCGGGCCTTGAGGGATTCGCCCTGCAGCTCGCGCAGCTTGTCGAGGGCGTCCTGCAGTTCCTTCTGCAGGGTGGATCGGTTGAAGCCGGTGACGTTGGGGTTGCTCAGGCGGCCTTCCAGCCTGCCGATTTCCTCAAGCGTGGCCTGGATGCGGGCGTCTTTGAACTGCGACGTCAGCAGCGTGAAGAAACCGGACAGCACGCCACCGTTGGCGCTGAAGCGCATCATGGTGGAGATGCTGTCGTTCAGCGCCGGCAGGAAGTCTGAAACCAGGGCGCGGGCGCTGCTCGTGATGTTGGTGCTCAACTGCGCCATCTGCTTGTTGAAGCGTTCAGCTTCGGCAGCCTGCGCCTTGGTGACGCTGGCGTTGATTTCGCCCGCCTCAGCCAAGTCATTCAGGAACGGCGCGGCCTCGCGCACGCTCTTGCCGAACAGCTCCTGCGTGATGCGCGCCTTGTTGGCGTCGTTCTCAAACCCGGCCAGGGCCACGGCGGTTTGGCGCAGGGCCTCTGCCGGGTCCAGCTGGCGCAGCTTGGCGGCGTTCAGGCCGATGGCTTCGAGCGCGATGCTGGCGCCGTTCTTGCCGTCCGCCTCCTTGAGCTGGGCATTGAACTTGACCAGCATGCCGCCCACTTGGTCCAGCGTGGCGCCGTTGCGGCGGGCCACCTGGTCGAGCTTGCTGATTTCCTCGATGCTGGCGCCGGTGGCGTCGGCCAGGTCGTTCATGGCGTCGATGGCGTTGACGGTGCCGCGGATGAAGGCCGCGATGCCGCCCACGCTCAGGGCGCCGGCCAGGGTGGGGGCCAGGGTGGACAGGGCGTTGCGCACCGTGTCCACTTGGCCGCCAAGCTGGCCCATGCTGCCCACCACGCGCTGCAGGCCGCCCTGCACGGCCTCAGCGCCTTGCAGGCCGATCTTGATGCCGATTTCACTGGCCATCAGCGTGCGCTCCGTTCCTTGGCCTGGCGCTGGCGGCGCCACTCCGCAAGGGTTTCGTCCTCAAGGATCTGCAGCTCGGCCAGCACTTCGGGCACCCGGGGGCGCTGCACCAGTCGGCGCATGCGGATGAGGCTTTCGATGCCGGTGTAGTCCAGGCCTGTGGGGCCGTCGAAGCCCACGCGCCACTGTGTGCGGCACGCGGCGAAGACGCCCAGCACTTGTTCGTGCTCGGGCCAGAGGAAGAACAGCGGCTGACGGCGCGTTGACGCTTGATCCACGGCCACAAGGCCGAAGGCGGCCAGCGCCGCGGCGGTTTCGTCGTCAGCGTGGGCGGGGTTGTCGTCATCGGATGCAGGCGGCGCGTCGTCATCGTTTCTTCGGACCAGCTCACCACGGGCAAGCAGGCGCGCCGCCTCCCTCAGTTTTTTTCTTTGCCCTTGACGCCGCAGGCCTCGATGTAGGCTTTGAAGCACAGCCCGGACATGCCCACGATGTTGAGCAGCGCGGCCAGCGCCGTGGGGTGGAAGGCCAGCTCGGCGCCGGCGTCGTCTTGCACGCCGGTCCAGTCCTGCACCACGCCGGTGAGGAACTCGGGCACGGTGCGATCGTCGCTGTCCACCTCGGCCTTGAGCTGGTCAGCCGGCAGGCGCTTGCAGATGAGCGTGAAGCCGAAGGGCAGCATGCGGCCGCCCGTATCGGGCAGGCGGCCGGCCACGGGCACGGTGATGGTGTCGGAGATGACCAGGCGGAATGCCATGCGCGCGCCCCCGGTTTACAGGCACACGAGCCGCAGCTCGTCATTGCCGGCGGTGGTGGGGGTGAAGCGCAGGCTCTGGCCGATGTGCACGTCGCCTTCGTATTCCTGGTCAGTCGGGTCGATGCGCTGTACCTGGGGGGCGTGCAGGAGGATTCCCACGCCGGCGCCGGTGCTGTGCGTGAAGCCCAGCGTGGTGTTGGTGTTGCTGTTGATGTCCGTCATGAAGGACACTTCCTGCGCTGCGGTGAGGTCGAGCTGCATGCTGCCCTGCACGTTGCGGTCAGAAATCTGCACGGCCTGGCCGCCCAGCAGGGCCTTGCGGCTGACGGTGTTCTGCAGGTTGATGCTCAGGCCGCGGCTGGGGTACACGGTGCCGCTGGCCAGCGCGCCGGCGCTGTAGGTGCAGCCCAGATTGATGTCACCGGTGTTGACATCGCTGACCACCTGCGGGGCGCGGAAGGCGGTGAGCGTGACGCTGGGGTCTGCCGTGGCGGTGCGGCCACCGTCCAGGCCCACCAGGCTGAAGCGCAGCATGGGGGCCGCGCCTTCGTTCAGCATGATTTCCACGTTGCCCATGCAGCCCAGGGCCACGCGGCGCACGCCGTCCAGGTGGTAGTAGATGGTGACGCTGCTGAAGCTGGCCGAGACGGGCGTGTATTCCACGCGGGCGGGCGTGGCCAGCACGCTTTCGGCCATGCCGCAGGCGCGCAGCACGGGCGCCCAGGCGGGGGCGGTGCCGGCGGTGCCGCTGTTGGCCAGCTCGATCTCGAAGTTGATCTCCACAAAGCGCGTGCCGGCGAGCTGGCCGCTGCCGCCGAAGAAGGGGCGGATGAAGTTGCGCTCGACGTTGTTGTACGCCAGGTTGAAGGTGCAGTTGCTCACCAGCATGGCGTTGGCCGCGCCGGTGGGCACGGAATCGGTGCCGTAGGTGGCTTCCACCTTGGCCAGGATGGCGGTTTTGCGAATCAGGCGGGGCATGGTGCTTATTCCTCAGCGGCGGGGTTGTTGATGGGGGCGGCGGCGGGGGCGGCGGGCGCATCCACCTCGGGCAGGCGCTGCCATTGGCCATCGGCCCACGTCCAGCGTCCGCCTGCGGGCGGGGTGCCCACCGGGTGGGTGGACGGGGCGACGGCGGCGGTGTCAGGGGCGGCGGTCTTGGTCATGTGTTACGTCCAGGCGGCCAGCGTGGTGCTGGTGGTGCGGTGGTTGACGGTGAGGTTGATGACGGCAGCGACCACGGGCGTTTCGCCGTCGTCGAGCTGCCAGTCGATGGCGGGTTGCATGCGCACGTCAATGGCGCCCAGGCCGGCCGGGCTGACGGTGGACAGGCGCTGCCACACGGCTTCGAGCAGGGCGTCTACGGCGGCCATGGGGTCAGCGTTGCCGCTGGCGGCGCGGGCCAGGCACTCCACCTGCACCTGCGTCATCCAGTCATACGGCCCGCCCAGGATCTGCGGCGTGTTGGCGCGAGACTGCACCAGGCGCACCACCACGGCCTGGCTGAAAGCCGCTGAGACAGGGCGCGTGGTGTTGACCTTGACGTTGCCGCTGGCCACCGCAGGCGCGGCCATGAGCGCGGCGACGATGGCGGCCTGGATTCCGAGGTGGGCGCTCATGTCAGGCGCGCTCCAGCATCAAGGTGCTGACGCCTGTGCCGTCAGGCTGGTGCGCGGCCACCAGGTAGCTGGTGCCGCCCACCACCGCCGTCTGGCCCACAGGGTCAGCCGAGAGGCCGGCCGTGGGCAGCGTGAGCATGGGGCGGGCGGACGACATGCCCACCAGGCCGACCTCGGCCGCTTGCCAGCCGTTGTCGAAAATGGCCGCCACCGGTGCGCCGCCATTGATCTGGGCCTGGGTGTTGGCCAGATGCGCGAAGACCGCGGTGTTGACGCGGGCTTCGATGGCGGCGAAGTTGGCGGGCATGGCGGCAGGGCTGCTGCGTCAGGGCGGCGCCAGATCAGGTGGCGGCGGCCAGGTAGCGGCCCAGCTTCATCAGCACGGTGGAGCTGGGGTTGCCAGCAGCGGCCACGGCGATGCCCACGCACACCTGGGCGGTGCTGGTCTTGTTCACGACGCTGTTGGTCGAATCCCAGAACAGGCGATCGCCCACGCTGATGGCCAGGGCCGAGGTCTTGGCGATCTCAACCACGCCTTCGGTGATGAACTCGCCGGCTGTGCTGGCGGTAACCGCCGAAGTGGCCACGCCGAACAGGCCGGCGCCGAACATGAAACCAGCCCCGGCAGCCACGGTGGAGCTGGGGGTGAGGGTGA